CTCCAATTTCTCCTACTCCTTGTGCTAAGAATGATAGGTCATTTTCTCTTGTGAATACGCCAGGTGATACGATTCTTTCTGCCATTTTATTTCTCCAATTTGTATTTTAGGTTTGTATTTGTTTTTGGTTGTAAAAATACACATATAAATATAAACAAAATATCCAAAACACAAATCTATGTATAAATCTATGTTTTGGATAATAATGATTAAATATTTAGTTTTTTTACTAAACAGGCTGTGGGTCTGCCCCATAAGCGTTACTTCCTGATATCGGTGACCAAGGTAAATCAGCTTCCATTACCATCACTCTATTGTACTTATTCTTATCAATCTCTTTACCAATTTGTGCCATTATATGGTCCCAATAGTTTCTTGTACGGTCTGAACCACTAACTATATTTTTTACCCATGTAACAACCTGTTCTTCAGATAAATTACTATATGCGGTAAAATTATTAGGGTCAACTTCATTTAAAGGTAACGGAGTTGCTCCAGTAAAACTACCAGAGTGACCTGTTTCATCAATTGCTTTTACGTTCCAATAGGCATTAACAACTACATTTTCCAATGTTTGTGTATTTTGTTTTTTAATACCTGTTAGTTTCCATTCGTATGTATATCCCATAATTTGTATTTTTTAATAAATATTTGTTTTTAATATTTTAATCTTCCAACGAACCACTATAATATTCTGTTGTAAGAAGATGTCTATAAGCCTGCTCAATGTGATTTAATTCAGAAGGTACTTCTAAAAAGAAACGGCAATAATGGTCCATACCGGCTGTACCAATTGATACACCATACTTATTATCTCCTGCATTCACACCAATAAAACCAATAGGTTTAGCATCATTGTTTCTAGCAGTTTTATCTTTCCAAACTGTTAAAGAAATTGTTGCCACATATCCAGCTTTCCAATAAACTTCATTACCTTCAGCGTTAGCACCAAAGGTTCTATTATCAGGTCTTGTTGGGTCTACTGGTGCTGGTACATCCGCTGTTCTTTTTTCTATTGCAACATTTGTCACAACGTGATAAGCGTTTTCAATATTTAAACCAGTTCCAGGTAGTTCGTAATCTCTAATAAGTGCCATAATTTATCCTTTATTATTAAGTATTAATTCTTTAAGTTTTTGTAATTCTTCTTTTAATGTACTTATTTCTTCAGCTTGCTTATTAATAATATTTTGTTGGTCTTTAATTGATTCTATAAATAAACCAGCAAAATTTCCATAAGCTACACCATACTCATCATTAACATCACAATAAGTCACAACTTCAGGAATAACTTCATTAACTTCTTGTGCAATTACCCCTATTTGCCTTTTCTTAGTTTCATCTTTAATTCTATTATAGTAAACACCTCTAATTTGAAGTAATTTATTTAAAGCAGAATCAATAGTTACTATGTTTTCTTTTGCACGTCTATCGGAATAAGCCACAATGTTTTCAGTAGCGTAAATACCCCTATTAACATACATACCATATGAAGGTGATGTTGCAGAAGTTCCAACACCTACACAATTGTATGGCCAATAATGATAGAACATCCATCGACCAGCTTGATAATAGATACCACCATTACCACCACCATCAAACATCAATACAGGTGTGTTACCTACATCAATTAATATACCACCATATCCATTTCTACTACCATCAATTCTCCATTGTCCATATGTAGAGTTGTTTGGATAAATGTGTGCTGAGTTAATTCCAGAATAGATACCATGGTATCCTTCCAATCTCTGCCATGTGTGCCAGAATGAATAGTTTGAAGGTCCACTCAATTGAATTAAGATACCACTCATATCATAATCGGAGTATAATCTTACCCCTTCATATGAAGGTCCGTTTGCACCTAATTTAATACCCGTATGGAATGCAATTCTTAGGTCAGGATAAGGATACCCCCATCCACCACCTTCTTGGAATATACGATATGCATGTGTACCATTTCCAGAGTTACCACCAACACCAATAGGCTCCCACCAACGAGAATATAGGTTTTCAATATATGTTGTACCATTAGGGTCTAAATAATATCCAGTATTATTGTAATCATATATGATTGGGAATTGGGCTTGTCCACCAATATCCATCAATGCAACCCTACTATTATTAAATCTATATTCTAAAATATCACCACTATCATCACCCCAGTTAACAACAAGATTGTAATCGTTATAACTACCACCTCTAGTTACCATACCAATTGATGCACCATCAGATGAACGTTGGAAGTGAATACCCCACATTGCGCCAGGAGAATACATTGGATATGAACCTTGTGTTTGGTCATATCTACCTATCCATGCAACGTCACTCCAGTTTGGATAACCATTTGGTGAGAAGTAATCAGTTATACGAACAGCTCCTCTAAAGTTTGCTGATGTACCTGAAGTACTTGGGTCAATATACCAATATGTATCATCAGAATCATAGAATATTGGTGCTCTGAATGAACCATTTGCCCAAACAGTACTACCATTATCCCAACGTAAGTTCCAACCAACAATTGAACCAGTACCACCCCAACCCAATCTCCAGTCATTTGCTGATACGTTTAACATCAATCCCCAATAGGTTGAGTTATTGTTCATAGCGTATGCACCACTATTATTATATCCATAGTGGATTATACTATTACCATACCAAATATAAAGGTTTCTAATTCTAGTATCACCAGATGGGTCTAAGTAGAATGTAGTATCATCTCTATCATAAATAAAGTTTGTACGAATCTCATACAAATAAGTTCTATTACCAGAATAGTGGTTAATATAAGTTTCGTATCCGTTTTGACAATCTAAGTGTAAGTTACCATTTGTAGTTACTACCGATGCCTCACCACCAGGTCTACCATTTGTACCAACGTACATATATGCACCCCATGTCCAGTTAGGTCCATGTAGAGTACCACCTCTCATTCTTAAATCAACGTTGGTTGCTGTTGCTGGGTCTAAGTAATATCCCGTATCGTTTGAATCATAGAATATTGGTGCTCTAAGAGAGTTGCCAGCTTGAAGGTAGTTGTTTACATAAACATAGTTAGATGGATACATTTCCATATTTGTAACACGATTACCAGATGTATTCGTATTATAAAAATACATGTCACCACCTTCACTAAATCTTATATATCCTTGTCCATAGTTAGTATTTGGTCTACCAAAGTAATATGCACCACCACCACTATTTAAGTTATTATCAACATTATATCCAAATCCACCACCATTCCAAGTGTTACCAGGTTCAGATACCCACCACTGCATACTTATTCTTTGCCCTGTACCATTGTAAGCTGCTGGTATAGTTAATCTCATTGATGAACTTCCGTGGTCACCTATAACGTGGAATCTTTTTTCTGGTGCTTCATATCCAACTCCTAAATACCAAAGTCTTGAACTACTATTTGGGTCTACATAATAGTTAGCATCATTTGCATCATAGAATATTGGTGCTCTCATTTCACCAGCAGCATATATGGTACTATTTGACCAAATATATCCAGTATAATGAGAAATCATTGCTGCAATTCTACTACTACCATTATAACCAACCCAACCTGGCATTGAAGGTCCATTTGATTGCCCTACAAAGAATGTTTCAGCACCTACAGTTGAATATGTACCATATGTTTGTCCAGATTGAGAACCTTTATTAAAATAGAATATACCCCATCCTCTTGCATTTTCTTGGAATATCCAGTTGTTTGCTTCTGATGTATTTGATACTAAGAATGTACCTCCATCATTATTTTGAATGTGATAAGAATTTAAAATTAATTCATTAAGACGAGATGTAGAGTTAAAATCTAAGTAATAAGAACCATCAGTACTATCTTGAATGTATGGAAGATAAAGGTTATTTGAAATTCTTACGTGTTGGTCACCTCTACCAATACTCATTAATATAGTGCTTGTCACACCAGGAGAATCATTGAATATTGTTGTACCACCATAAGATGCGTTACCACCTAATTCAAGACCAGTGTGCCATCCTAATGAAAGTCTTGTATATGTAGAATATCCATTATTATACGGAGATTTTACATACATTAAATAATATGGATTATTATCACCTCTTTGTCCCCAACTTATACCACCAAATTGTCCGCCAGGATTTGAAGGGTCTCCTGTACCACTTGACATATTGATATGTCTTGTAACACCAGTACCACTTCCAAATCTAAATCCAAAAGTACCATCATCATCATAGAAACGGTCAGTATAAAGTTCAGGTGCTCTAAAACTACTTCTAGCCCAAGCGATACCATCGTTTCTAACTTCAAGTGCATAACCACCAACACCAACTCCACTTACAGCAAATCCTTCGGAAGAACCACCACCGGTCCAAATAATATTTTTTAATGCAGAACCTAAATTCGATGTAGATGTTGTTGTTCTAAATCTAGCACCCCAAACATCCGGTTCATTATTAACATTTATTAATGCGTTATTAGGAATATTTAATTGACCTGTAAGAGTTAAGTTTACAAATCTAGAAGTACCAGTAGGGTCAGCTAAGAAACTACCATCATTTCTATCAATAAATCTATTAGCTGTTATATCACCTAAAACAGTTGTGTTGGCTGCTAAAGTGTTATCAACTTCTTCAATCTTAAATCCAATAAATTCTGCAGTACCACTATATCCACTATACAAATAATTGTGTAAGAAACCTAACTGCATGAATCTTGCATATCCATACCAACTATAATCTGCACCAGAACCAGCTGGTCCAATTGTCATTGTATATTCAGTCCAAGAAGAAGGTGCAACACCATACCAATAATAAGGTTGCCCCCAACCACCATTATCAGGTTGAGAATAATCGTATCCAGCTTGCGTAAATGAAAGATAACAGAATGGATTACCACTTACAGTTCTAACCCATGCAGATACCTTATAAGTTTTTGTTCTATCAATAGGCACCCAACCATTTTGTCTCCAACCTTGCCATCCACCAGTTCCTCTATGTGAGTATGAACCAATAGGTGAATCGGTTATTCCCGTAACATACTGCATTCCATCCCACACAAATGCACCATCACCAGCATGCCAGTTACGAGTTTGATATTTTCCATCTGGTACAAACATTCCAAAGAATCTTGAACCATTAGAATCGTTATATGGTATAGTTCCACCTAATCTTAGTTGATATAATGTAGATATACTATCACCATTAATATTATATGCAGTATTATCTCTATCAAACCATCTATAAGCATACATATTACTAGCTATGGTTAAATCACCACCATTGCTTAGTACCATTATTTGAGATGCCCCATTATTAAACCAATCAAATCCACCAGCACCAAAGTTTCTTAAACGAGAAATACCAGCGTCTTGTATAAATCCAGTATAGTTAGAAGAATCACCAATATTTAAACCAGTTCCCCAACCAACACCACCAGAACCACCTGCTCTAATACTAACTCTACCAGAAGAAATAGCAGATACACCATTGAATACAGCTATACCACCATAAACGTAGAATGGAACTGATGTTGCACCAGGTGAACCAACTGATACACCATTTGTAAATCCACCATATCCATTTAAATAAAGAGTATTACCATCCCAGCCACTATATCTACCAATTGCTTGTCTACTGAATATACTTAAAGTTGTATCTCCTCCACCTGCTATATTAACACTAGTTCCGGCAAAATATCCATCACCACTTTCGTTTACTGAGAATAGTTCATTTGATGATTTTATTGCATTACTACCAACTATGAATTTTTGTCCAGTTTCATTATTATTTGCATCAATACTTACTCTTACCTCACCAGCTCCTGCCAAATAAAGTGGATTTCCAGATGAGTTGTTTTGTAAAAGTACTACATCATATGTATTATCTCTATATAAACCGGCATTAGTATCTGAAAGATAGTATGCTCCAGCATTACCACCGCCGGTTGTTGTTACTTGGTTAAATGTTACGTTATCAGTTGTTCTAACGTTTTGGTTCATATTAGCCGCAAATGCATACGAAGTTGTATCCATTATACGTTTCCACGCACCCCAAGAAGTACCAGTACCATATCTCAACCACATATTACCATTATCGGTAAATCCTAATTCGTTTGCACCACCACCACTCCAGTCAGATGTACTACCATATTTTCTAAAATACATTACACCATTGTAAGTACCACCATCACTTAAACCATTTGTAGAGTTTTGCTTAAAATCAAATCTTACACCTTGGTTAGCGTTCATTGTTTGCGGTGTAGTTGCAGATGCTCTTGTATCCTGAACGTTAATATAAGTTGCTGTTGTTGCAGTTGTTGCGTTACCAATAAGGTTTGCTGTTACCTGATTAAAGGTTACATTATCAGTAGTACGAACATTTTGGTTCATTAAGTAAACTTCAGTTGCACCTTGTCCCGTATCAATTGTACCACTAAGAACAACGTTGCCAGCTACTTCTAATGTATTATCAGCATACCATCTATCAGTTGATTCATTCCAATAGAACGAAACAGTTGATGATGAACCCCTTCTTACTTCAATACCGGCATTTTCGGTTGGTGCTCCAGATGCAAAATCTGCATTTAATGTGATGATGTTATCACCTACGTTAAGAGTTGTTGTATTAATATATGTTGTTGTACCACTTACAGTAAGGTCACCACTAATTGTAGCGTTACCAGTTACCGCAAGAGTTGTACCATCAAATCTTACCACTTCCAGATGTACCCGATGTACCGCTTGTACCGGATGTGCCTCCAGATCCCGATGTACCCCCACTACCAGAAGTTCCTGATGTACCACTTGTACCGCTTGTGCCAGAAGTACCAGAACTACCACCAGAACCGGCAGTACCTCTAGTTCCAGATGTACCACTTGTTCCCGATGTACCGCTTGAGCCACCGCTACCAGATGTACCACCACTTCCACTTGTGCCAGAAGTACCAGAAGTTCCTGATGAACCCCCACTACCAGATGAACCTCCACTTCCTGCTGTACCGCTTGTACCACCACTACCAGATGTGCCACTTGTTCCGGATGTACCAGAAGTTCCTGATGAACCCCCACTACCTGCTGTTGCTGATGTACCACCACTACCAGATGTGCCAGATGAACCACCACTTCCGCTTGTACCGGATGTACCAGATGTACCAGATGTACCAGAAGTTCCTGACGAACCCCCACTACCTGCTGTTGCTGATGTACCACCACTACCAGACGTACCACTTGTACCCGATGTGCCGCTTGTACCAGATGTTCCCGAAGAACCAGCTGAACCTGTACTTCCACTATTACCTGTTCTACTAAATGATACAACTAATTGGGCTCCATTTACAGCAGGTAAAGTTCCACTTACCCAAGAAACAGGAATTTTATAATAACCACTTGCGGCTGTTACCGCACCTGTTATTACGAATATATTATTAATTGTTCCACTATCTCTGCTCGAAATTGTAAGATAACCTCTTGTTGCTAATGTTGTACTATCATCCCATGTATCATACCACGCAGTTTGAGTATTTCCACTTTGGTCAATATTATCTATGAATATTTGAGAAATTGCAGCTGGTGATGTATTATTATATGCAATACTACCATTACCAGGATCTGCATCAGTATTTGATGTATTAAAATTATATTTTGAACCACCAGCTTGTCCGCTTGTACCAGATGTTCCAGATGTTCCAGATGTACCGGCGCTACCTGCACTTCCCGAACTACCTTGTGCACCAGAAGTACCACTTGTACCTGATGTGCCAGAAGTTCCTGATGTGCCGCTTGTACCAGAACTACCGGATGAACCACCACTTCCTGTACTACCAGCGCTACCGCTAGTTCCAGAACTGCCGCTTGTTCCGTTTGTTCCCGATGTACCGCTTGTACCAGATGTGCCAGAAGTTCCTGATGAACCGCTTGAACCACTAGCTCCACCAATACCACTTGTACCTGATGTACCAGAAGTTCCTGAAGTGCCACTTGTTCCAGATGACCCGCTTGTACCAGATGTACCAGCCGAACCAGTTGTTCCCGAAGAACCCCCTGCTCCACTTATACCTCCACTACCAGACGTTCCTGATGTACCGCTTGTACCAGAAGTTCCTGATGTGCCGCTTGTGCCAGATGAGCCTGATACACCAGATGAACCAGTTGTACCAGCTGAACCAGTTGAACCGCTTGTACCACTAACTCCAGATGTTCCTGATGAACCACTTTGTCCACTTGTTCCCGATGAACCACCAGAGCCTGATGTGCCGCCAGTTCCAGATGTACCACCACTACCGCTTGTGCCACTTATACCAGAAGTTCCCGATGAACCACTTATACCAGAAGTTCCTGATGAGCCACCAGAGCCTGATGTACCAGAACTACCACCACTACCAGAAGTACCTGATGTACCACTTATACCAGATGTGCCAGATGAACCAGAACTTCCTGTTGTACCACTTGAACCACCACTACCAGAAGTACCGCCACTACCAGAAGTACCAGAGGTGCCGCTTGTGCCAGAAGTACCGCTTGTGCCAGAAGAACCACCACTTCCCGATGTACCGCTTGTGCCAGATGAACCCCCACTACCAGAAGTACCCGATGTACCCCCACTTCCGCTTGTGCCAGAAGTACCACCACTACCAGATGTACCAGAGGTGCCGCTTGTGCCAGATGTTCCAGAAGTTCCCGATGAGCCGCTTGTACCAGATGTACCCGATGTACCAGAAGTTGCTGCTGCAAATCTTCTACTTACTCTACCGGTAGTCATATTCAATACCAACACCTCATTTGTTGTATTATCCGTTGGAATTGAATCTCCAGTAACTGATATAGAACCACTTACAGAAAGAGAACCAGTTATTTCTTGTTTATCACTTAATGCATCACCAAATTTGTTTGAACCAGATGAATAAATTACTGATGATGAAATATAAGTTGCGAATAATTCGGTAGATTGTATTCTACCTGCGACTGTTAAATTTTGTGAAATCCTAACAGACCCAGTAACACCTAAACTACTACTAATTGTAGTTGGTACATTTATTTCCAATCCTCTGTTTGGAGAAATAATAGCTTCAGCTGAACCCGATTTTAATCTATCTATATCACCAATTGATGATGCCTGAATATTAAATAATCCACTACCATCTCCACGAAATATAGATGCGGTTATTGAAGATGAAATTGATAAACTGCCTGAAATTTGCGTATTAGATTTTACTTCAATAGGTAGATTACCAAATGACCTTATTTCATATGATTGTAAACCAGAGGCAGTTATTCTACCGACAAGGTTTACCGATGCCGATGAGAAGTCTACTATTCTACTTCCGCTTACAAATAAAGAAACTAAACTTGCGCTTAGTTGATTTAAACCATTAGGGTTACCACCTAAATACTCCATTCATTACAACTTTTAAGTTATCTCCAATACCGAAACAATTACATCTGCTGAATTAGCTAATGATGATGTTACTGAAAGAAAATCTCCAGCTTCCAAAACTAACTTTTGCTCACCACCAACCAAAACATTAGAACTACCAGGTAAAATTAAAGAATCTTTCACAACATATACAGTTTTATTTGCTGAGTTATCTCTAACCATCACACTAACCGAAATGTTATTTGAATTTACATTTGCTACACCAACTCCAATTACAGTTGTTGATGTATTTGTTGGTGTCTCATATATTTTAACACCTGCTGTTCCAACCGAACCTGTTATACTATTTTTAAATGAGTTTGCCATATCTTAATTTTTATCCTAATGCTATTGCAAATGCAATTGCTGAATCTAAAACATTTACACCATCCACTAAATATCCACCTTGAGTCAAATAAATAGAACCAGTTACAATTTGAGAACCCGTTACTCTTAATCTGCTTGTCACTGTCAAATCAGCAAAGGTAGCTTGTTGTACTTCAATTGTTCCTTTAAATGAACCCGTAAGAGAGCCCGTAAAAGACCCACTTAAATCCGCATATGCGTTCACTCTATCTTGAATAATTGAACCTGAAAATATGGGACTATGGATTACCATTTAGTTTTTTACTTTATCTTTAAGTATAAATATAAACCAACACTAATTAAGGTTTAGCAGGCCAAGTTATACTAAAAGGGTTTGATTGTGATGTAACATCTCTTAATTCTTGCCTATATGTTTGCCAAATTGATTTTGTTTCATTTGGAATATCTCCCAATTGTGTCCAATCACATTCTAACAATAATTCATTTCTAATTTGTCTAATTTCAATCCATTTAGCTTCTATTCTTGCATTTATTTCAGAAGTTGAAGCATCAATTTGTTGCCAATTTTGATAATAATCTCCATCTACTAATATTGGAGTTGCTTCAGAAATATTTTTTGTGTAATCATTTGGTTTTGGAGTTTGTCTTACTTCAAAAATATCAAATTCATTCATCAAACTTTCTGTCATTTCAGATGGAAAGCTAGTTTGTGGATTATCATCTCTTAATTTTTGTAAAGAGTATGGATAATTGATTTCATTATTTATAATTCTTAAATACATATTATTTGAAAGTTACAGGTATTGATGCAAAATTACTTAAATTAACGCAATTTCTAAATGCTGCTGAGCCAGCTGGTATTGGACTTCTATTCCATAATTCAGGAGCTGTACCGGTTAATGCATTTGAAGTTGAACTCATATTATAAACGTTATTAAAAATAGTTACAATTGTATTATTTGTAAATTGTAAAACATTTGTAAGTGCCTGACAATTTCTAAATGTTGCCGAAAAGTTTACAACATTTACATTCAAATCAAATAGTGTTGATGGTACTGTTGTTAAATTTGTACAAGCAAAAAAGCAAGATGCAAATGTAGTTGCTAAAGGTACATTATTAAATAATCCATTTGGTACAGTTGTTATCGTTGTTATTGATGAAAATGTATCCGTAAAAGTTGTTGCATTTGGTGAGTAATCAAATATATCAGAAGGTATAGAAGTTATTCTAGTACCTCTCATAAAAGATGCAAATGATACAACTTCCGCTAATCCAGTATATCCACCAACAGCACTCAATGTACCACTACCAGGTATTGCTGTTAAATTTACACAACCATAAAAGTTAATAGTTCTTAATCCAACAATTCCCCATTGAACTAACTCAGTAATAAGATTTCTAATACTAGCATTGTTATCCACACGAAATCCTGGCATAAATCCGCTTATTGTAATTGTATAAGTGCCAGGAGACACATATGTGTGAATTCTATCTGTAGATGTTGATGATGTTATTAAAGGTGAGCCAGAGCTATCTCCCCAACTAATTGTTAAATTTGGAGTCAATCCACCATAATCAACTAAAGGAACTGTAAATGTTGTGTTTGCTAAAGTTGTTTGTATTCTAAATACAAATGGGAAAGCTTGTCCAGACTCCGAAGGTATTAATTTTCTTGCTATACTCATAACTATAATTATTAACTCATATTTTTACCAACTACAAATCCATAGTATGTTGTGCCACCATTAAACGTAAATATTGTTAATACATCAGTACCAGCTGATGTAAGAATAGGTGCAGTACCACCTGCCCAATCTAAGTTTCCAGGCCATGTGATTGCAAAAGCACCAGCGTTTACCAATGTTAGTGTAAATCCAAATGCGTTTGAAGGTGGTACATTTGTAAATGATACCGTACCTGCTCCATTAAATTGTCTTCTAAAATTATTACCTAATGTAAAATCAATAGAGACACTACCACCCGTACCATAATCATAGAAAGTTTCTCTAAACGTTGTTGATGCTATAAATCCACTTACAGTTTGGTCTCCCGTTAATGAAAGAGAACTTCCATCAAAAGTTAAATTACTTTCAACAATAGCTGCTGTTGGAACTGCTTGGTATGTTAATAATCCATTATCAGTTGTACCATTTAAACTAAATCCGTTTGTACCAGACGTACCGGATGTAAAGTTTGGTGGAGTTGTTCCCGAAGTGCCAGAAGTTCCTGTTTGACCCGAAGTACCTGCTGTACCAGACGTAAAGCCAGGAGGTGTTGTACCTGAAGTACCAGACGAACCAGTTTGGCCTGAAGTACCTGCTGTACCAGATGTAAAACCTGGAGGTGTTGTACCTGAAGTACCAGACGAACCAGTTTGACCTGATGTGCCTCCTGTACCGCTTGTACCAGATGTGAAACCCGGAGGGGTTGTACCAGAAGTTCCTGATGAACCAGCTGCTCCCGTAGAACCTTGCGCCCCAGAACTACCAGAAGTTCCACTACTTCCAAAGAATGTACCATCAAAACCAGAAGTACCTGATGTACCATTTGTGCCAGTTGAACCCGATGTACCATTTGAACCTGATGTACCATTTGAACCAGAAGTTCCTGAAGTACCAGAAGTTCCTGAAGAACCAAAATATGTACCATCAAAACCAGAAGTACCGCTTATACCAGATGTTCCACTTGTTCCGCTTGTGCCATTTGAACCAGAAGAACCGCTTGTACCGCTTGTACCAGAAGTACCCGAAGAACCAAAGAATGTACCATCAAAACCAGAAGTACCACTAACACCAGAAGAACCAGACGAACCCGCTGTTCCAGTAGAACCAGATGTACCGCTTGTACCGGAAGAACCGCTTGTGCCAGAAGAACCAAAGAATGTACCATCAAAACCAGATGTACCGCTTGTACCGCTTGTACCATTAGAACCTGCTAAGCCGCTTGTACCAGAAGAACCAGACGTGCCGCTTGTACCACTTATACCACTTGTACCATTACTACCAAAGAAAGTTCCATCTAAACCAGAAGTACCACTTGAACCTGCGCTACCATCAGTACCACTTGAACCAGAAGTTCCAGCTCCAGAAGTTCCTGAAGAACCACTACTTCCAGATGAACCAAAGAATGTTCCATCCAAGCCACTTGTACCACTTGAACCACTAGAACCACTAGAACCAGACGAACCAGCTCCAGAAGTTCCTGAAGAACCACTACTTCCGCTTGAACCAAAGAAAGTTCCATCTAAACCAGAAGTTCCTGATGTACCACTACTTCCAGAGGAGCCAGAAGTACCATTTGAACCAGAAGTACCTGATGTGCCATTTGTACCGCTTGTACCACTACTACCAAAATATGTTCCATCTAATCCACTTGTACCAGATGTACCAGTAGAGCCAGAAGTTCCTGATGTACCGCTTGTGCCGCTTGTACCTGATGTGCCGCTTGTGCCACTACTACCAAAATATGTTCCATCTAAACCAGAAGTTCCTGATGTTCCTGTTGTACCACTTGAACCTGTACTTCCCGAAGTACCACTTGTACCCGATGTGCCAGAAGAACCTCCGCTACCAGATGTACCCGATGTACCACTACTACCAAAGTATGTTCCATCTAAACCAGAAGTTCCTGATGTGCCAGAAGTACCAGATGAGCCAGATGAGCCGGCTGTGCCAGTTGTACCGCTTGTACCAGCTGTTCCACTACTACCAAAGTATGTTCCATCTAAACCAGAAGTTCCCGATGTACCGCTTGTGCCATCACTACCAGATGTACCTTGAGTACCACTTGTACCAGAAGACCCACTTGAACCAGAAGTACCATCTGAGCCTGAAGTTCCCGATGTACCATCTATACCGCTTGTGCCAGAAGAACCTGTTGTACCAGCTGAACCATCCGTTCCGCTTGTGCCACTTGAACCAGCGGTTCCCGAAGTGCCATCTGAACCCGATGTTCCAGAAGTTCCATCTATTCCAGATGTACCGCTTGACCCCGTAGTTCCAGATGTACCAGCAGAACCATCAGTTCCCGAACTGCCTGCTGTACCAGATGAACCAGAAGTTCCATCTGACCCAGATGTTCCCGAAGTTCCATCTATACCACTTGTACCAGCAGAACCAGTTGTACCGGATGAACCAGTTGTACCAGCAGAACCAGTTGTACCAGCTGTGCCGCTTGAGCCAGAACTTCCAGAAGTTCCATCTGAACCAGAAGTACCGGATGTACCACTACTTCCAGAAGTACCCGATGAACCAGTTGAACCCGATGTACCGCTTGAGCCGGATGTGCCAGATGAACCAGATGTACCATCGGTTCCCGATGTACCACTTGAACCAGACGAACCGCTTGTGCCGCTTGAACCAGTTGTACCTGATGTACCCGAGCTTCCACTACTTCCGCTTGTTCCAGACGAACCAGATGAACCAGAAGTGCCGGATGTACCGCTTGTACCGCTTGAACCTGTTGTACCGCTTGAACCAGAACTTCCCGAAGAACCCGAAGTACCATCTGAACCAGATGTGCCACTTGTACCCGATGTGCCAGACGTACCACTTGAACCTGTTGTACCGCTTGAGCCAGATGTACCACTACTTCCCGATGTACCCGATGTGCCAGAAGTTCCAGATGTACCACTTGAACCTGATGTACCTGCTAAACCATCTGAACCCGAAGTACCCGAAGTACCTCCACTACCAGATGTGCCGCTTGTACCCGATGTTCCGCTTGAACCAGAACTTCCCGAAGTACCACCAGTTCCAGAAGAACCGGCAGAACCTCCACTACCAGCAGAGCCTGATGTTCCACCACTACCGCTTGAACCAGAGGTACCTGATGTACCGCTTGTGCCACCACTTCCAGATGTTCCCGATGAACCGCTTGAACCACCAGAACCAGATGAACCGCTTGAACCTCCACTACCGCTTGTGCCAGAAGTACCACCACTACCGCTTGAACCTGATGTACCACCAGAACCAGAAGTTCCACCACTTCCACTCGAGCCACTCGAACCAGATGTTCCCGATGAACCGCTTGTGCCGCTTGTACCAGATGTACCACTCGTACCAGATGTACCTGATGTGCCAGAAGTTCCCGATGTACCCCCAGAACCAGCTGTTCCAGATGTTCCAGAAGTTCCTGATGAGCCGCTTGTACCTGATGTACCCGATGTGCCAGATGTACCACTTGAACCCGTTGTGCCAGATGTACCGCTTGAGCCAGATGTACCAGAAGTTCCTGATGTACCACTTGTACCACCACTACCAGAAGTTCCCGATGAACCACTACTACCACTACTTCCGCTTGAGCCAGATGTACCACTTGTGCCAGATGTTCCAGACGTACCACTTGAACCAGACGAACCTGAAGTTCCTGATGAACCACTACTACCACTACTTCCGCTTGAGCCGCTTGAACCAGAACTACCCGATGAACCGCTTGAGCCAGAAGAACCATCCGTACCAGATGTACCTGCGCTTCCAGAAGAACCGCTAGAGCCGCTTGAACCAGAACTTCCAGAAGAACCAGACGAACCAGAACTTCCTGAACTACCAGATGTACCAGATGAACCTCCACTACCAGCAGTACCCGAAGAACCAACTGCTGCTACTATGTTTCTTCTTTCTAATTTTTTAGTTAATGAGTTCCATACAACAACATCCTCTGATGAACCAGATGCTAAGTTTCCTAATAATAAACTACCGCTTACTCCTAAACTTCCACTAATTGTTAAATTAGCGTTTATTGAAGAATCTTTATTTACTTGTAAGAATGATGCTGTATTTACACCTTCCGCATTTAGAGCGTATAAAGCGTATGATGCGGTAAATGCTAATGAAGCAGTACCCACCAACATTGATGCGGTTTGTGAATTTTGAACAAAGTTTGATGTATCTACATTTGATGCGTTTTGTGCAAATAATGCGTAAGATGCAGTTGATGCAAAAGATGCTGATAAAACTGTCATTGAAGAAGTTCTATCGTTTCTTACATAATCAACCAATGTTAATCCGCTTAAATTTTCAACATATGATGCGGTTAATGCGTAAGAAGAACTAACTGCACCAAACACACTCATTGATGATGTTTGGTCATTTCTTACATAAGCATTGGCATTTGATAATGATGCAGATAATGCTACTAACGATGCCGAATCAAATCCAGTAACAGCGTCTGCTAAATCTGCTCTTATTGCATGTGATGCTGAAAGTACAGTTCCAAATACTCTATCACCTTGAATAGTACCACTTATTACACTACCACCACTACCAATTACAACATGTCCAGATGTTAATCCAGCGAATATAATTTGTATTGTATCTTCATCAATTGATTTAATTGTTCCAGGTATAATTTGGTCTTCAGAACCAGTTGCGTAAACCTGAACCATAGGATATAAAATTCCTAAGTTGTGAACAATAGTTAAATTACTTACATTACTAAATGATACAGTTTCAGTTAATGAAGTTTCAGGTTGTGGAATGAAATAACCCTGAGTTTCGTTGAATCTTAATATTTGATATTCAGCTGATGCAGTTGGTCCAACTCCTTGGAAATTATATGTACCTAAGAATGAACCAGTGAATAATGGTGCAAAAACATATTGTGATGCAGTTACTTTATTTAAATAAGCTGTATTTGCTGTATTGTATAAATCACCCCAAATAAATGAAGATGTGTTTACTACAAATCCTTTATCAGGCGAAATAGATGCAGTTACGCTTCCACTCTTTAAAATAAATGTTTCAAATGATAAGTTTGCAATATTAATATTATACAATCCACTACCATCACCAACATATGATGAACCACTTTGTAATATTACATTTCCTCCACTAACAAAAACACTACCACTAACAGTTAATGAACCAGAATGTATTCTAGTAGATGTGTTTATATCAAGTCCTAAATTTGGAGATATTACCGCCTGTGCTGACCCAGATTGTATTCTATCTAATTTTAGGTCTTGCAAAGCATTTGCAGGGATATTAAATAAACCACCACCATCACCACGATAAAGTGCAGCTGTAATTTCAGTATTAATATCTAATGTATCCGGTCTTTGTATTGTTCTAGCTGAACCAGATTGGATTCTATCTAATTGAAGGTCTTGAAGTGCTGATGCAGGGATATTGAATAATCCACCACCATCGCCAATATATTTAGATGATGATATTGAACCAGATATTTCTACTGAACCAGTAAATTGAGAACCAACCGAACCAGATGGTGCTGATGTTACAACCTCAAAATATCTTCCACTTTGAACAGAAGCTGTTGCACTACCACTAGCAATTAAAGGAGCTGCTGCCGCTTGTACATTTGTTAATTGAGAACCATCTCCAATAAATGAGAATGCTCTTACACTACCACTTACATCAACACTTCCAGTAAACAATGAACCAAATGATGAGCCCGTTTCTGAAGTTGTTACTACAAATTTTCTACCACTTGCTACCGATGCAGTTGCCGAACCACTAGCGATAAATGGTGCTGCAGCAGCTTGTACATTCGTAATTTGAGAGCCATCTCCTACAAAGAATTGTGCAAAAATACTACCACTAACCGATATAGAACCCGTAAATTCAGAACCAATACCAGACCCTGTATAAGCTGTTGTCACTACTAATCTATCTCCACTTGCTACAGATGCTGTTGCACTACCACTAGCAATTAATGGTGATGCTGCTGCTTGTACGTTTGTAATTTGAGAACCATCTCCAATCAAAAAGAATGCTCTCAAACTACCACTTATATCCACCGAACCAGTAAATTGAGAACCAAATGCAGATGCGGTAAATGGTGTAATTACCTTAAATCCATCATCAGGATTTACAGATGCTGTTACCGAACCTGATTTAATTTCAGTTGATATTAATGCATCTTCGGTTAATGCTGAACGAGGGATTCTTCTAAGATATTGTCCTTCTGCATAGATGAATGATGATGAACCAATAAATAATCCACCACTCATATCATTCAAATACAAGCTACCACTAATATCAACTGAACCTGTAAATTGAGAACCAATTTGAGTACTAAAATATTCAGTATCTATTGATGATGTGAACGGAGTAATTACTTTAAAACCATAATCAGGTGCTACAGATGCCGTTACTGAACCTGATTTAATTTCAGTTGAAATAAGTGCATCTTCAGTAAGTGCTGAACGAGGTATTCTTCTAAGATACTGTCCTTCTGCAAATATAAATGAACCAGAATCTATATAAACACTACCAGTTATATCTAATGAACCTGTAAATCTAGAACCAATTTCAGAACCAGTAAATGGTGTAATTACATTAAATCCATATTCAGGAGAAACAGATGCGGTTACACTACCACTTTTAATTTCTGTACTAATTAATGCATCTTCTGTTAATGCTGAACGAGGGATTCTTCTTAAATATTGTCCTTCTGCGTAGATGAATGATGATGAATCAATATAAACGGCTCCACTTATTGCGTTTACAAATAAGCTTCCACTCATATCAACATCACCTAAGAATGATATTTGTGCAGATGCAGAAACAGCATCTACTACATTTATAATTCCCTGCATTGATGAATGGAATTGGCAAATATAATAAAGTGTATTTGGTGCGCTACCAGATACTAAGAAAGTAATTGTACCATTGTCTTCACCATTATTAGTAACCCAACTATTATATTGCTGAGTTATACCAGTTACAGGAGTATCTTTAATATGAAACGGATGTCCAGTAGCATTTACATTAAATGTATATTCAGTATTTCTTACTAAAGTTATTGTTGGGTTTGAACCACTAGCTGCTCCACTAAACCAATATCCGTTAGCACCATCATTTATAATATCAAAAGTTCTATTTAAATCAATAGAGTTAATAATTCTATTTGATGATGAAACTATAAAACTTCCACTTATAGTAGAGAATGTATTTACAACAAATCCAGTATTTGGTGCAATTGATGCAGTAACTGAGCCTGATGCTAATCTCACAGCATCTTCAACAATTGCTGAACGAGGTATATTAAATAATCCTTGGCCGCTACCACTAAAGAATGCACTTGCTGTTGTTAATTCAACACCACCATCTTTAATTTTTAAACTACCACTTATATCTACCGAACCTGTAAACTCAGAACCACTAGCTAAAGATTGTACTCTAAACCCAAAGTTTGGTGCTACTGATGCGGTTACTGAGCCTGATTTAATTTCAGTTGAAATAAGAGCATCTTCACTTAATGCATTTCTTGGAATATTTCTTAAATAAGTACCCTCACCAAAATATGCAGATGAAGAACCAAGAATTAATGCTCCGCTAGTTGCGGTTATAATCATACTTCCGGTAATATAAACACTACCAGTAATTCTTGAACCACTTGGTGCAGATTCAACAACAAATCCTCTATCAGGCAATGCTGAAGCTGTAACACTTCCACTTGCTATTCTAAATAATTCTTGAGAAAGTGCTGAGAATGGTATATCCGATAATCCCGCACCACTACCACTAAATACAGATGCAGAAACTCCACCAAAAAATCTAGAAGTTCCAGTTACTGTCAAACTTCCACTAAAAGTAGAACCACTTGCTACTGAAGTTACAACAAATCCAAAATTAGGAGATACTGAAGCAGTTACACTACCACTAAATATTTTTGAAGTATCTAAATCCGAAATTGCTGCAACCGGTATATCAAATAATTGTCTACCACTACCACTAAATGAACCTGTTCTTAAAAATACAGAACCACTTAGGAATAGAGAACCGGTAAATTGAGAACCTCTTTCGGTAGATTCAACTCTAAATCCAAAATTAGGAGATACTGAAGCAGTTACAGAACCAGAAAGAATTCTGTTTGTATCTAATGCATCAGGAGCCAATGCTGTTCTTGGAATATTAAATAATCGTTCACCACTACCACTAAATGATGAGCCAGAAGTTAATTCTATACCTCTAGCCCCACTAACAAATAGAGAACCTGTTAATTGAGTGCCAAATTGACCAGATTCTACAATAAATCCTTTATCAGGTCTAGCAGATGCCGTTACCGAACCACTAGCAATTTGTGTTGTTTCTAATGGTGGTATAAAAATATTTGTCAATCGGCTACCATCTCCAACAAATGAACCGCTTATATCAAAAGCACTCATTGAAACAGCCGTTACACTTTGGGCAGTTACCGAACCGCTAACAAATACGCTACCAGTTATTTCAGAACCTTTTTCTGCAGATTCAACTCTAAATCCATATACAGGCGAAACAGATGCAGTTACAGATCCCGATGATATTCTAAATGAATCTCCGGTAAATGCCGAACGTGGAATATTAAATAATCCACCACCATCACCCTGTATAAATGATGCACTAATTGATGCCGTTACTTCTCTAGCTACAATTCTATCAGATACAAATAAACTACCACTTATTGTTACATCAGGTCCTCTTTGTAATATTGCATCTACAATATTAATTGTACCAGCCATTATACCATGGAATTGACAAATATAATAAAGTGTATTTGGTGCAGATACATCAGGTGTAAATGTTATAATACCAACATCATCACCATTGTTAGTTACACCTGTATTATAAGCATTTGATGTACCACTTGTTTGTGCAGTTTTAATCCAAAATGGATGACCGCTAGCATTTACATTAAATGTATATGTAATTCCTCTTACTAAAGTTATTGTAGGATTTTGTCCATTTGCAGCACCTGTAAAAACATAAGCCGATGCTCCACTATTAGTTACATTAAATACAGTTTGAATTGATTCGCTAGGTAAATATGTAGCAGATGCTGATATTAACATGCTACCTGTAAATGTAGAGAATGTATTTACTCTAAATCCTTCGTTTGGTCTAATGGATGCTGTTACCGAACCACTACCAATTTTTGAAAGGTCTAAATCAGGAATTGCATCAATTGGAATTTCTCTTAATAATTTACCACTACCAGAAAAAGAACCAGTAAATATTTCTATGTTTCCACTTACAAATAATGAACCCGTAAATTGAGAACCACTATTCGGTGAAAATACAATAAACCCTTGCTCTAAACTAACTGAAGCACTTACAGAAGCCGAATCACTTCCTGTTGCCATTAAAGTTACCTTTAATGCATCAGTAGCTAATGCTGATAGGGGAACATTTCTTAAATATGTACCATCTGCATATAGAAACGATGCTGAATCAATAAAAACGCTACCACTAAACTTAGAACCACTATTAACAGAAGTAACAACAAATCCTTCATCAGGAGAAACTGATGCCGTAACGCTACCACTTGCTATAAATGTTGATAATAACGCGTCCGGAGCTAGTGCTGAACGAGGTATATCAAATAATCCCCTACCACTACCAGAGAATAAACCAGATCCACTTGGAATAAAAATACTACCACTAACATCAACTGAACCTGTAAATTCAGAACCACTTGCTAATGCTTCTACTTTAAATCCAAATACAGGTGAAACAGATGCTGTAACAGAACCACTAGCTATTCTAGGTGCAGCTTGTGCTTGTACGTTTGTAATTTGAGAACCATCACCTATAAAAGCAAATGCCCTAACACTTCCACTAACATCAACACTTCCAGTAAACTGAGAACCAAATGCAGAACTTGTAAATGGAGTTTGTACTCTAAATCCAAAATCAGGAGATACAGACGCAGTTACACTACCACTTTTAATTTCAGCAGAAATAAGTGCATCTTCAGTAAGTGCTGAACGAGGTATATTTCTTAAATATTGTCCATCAGCGTATAATACTGAAGATGATGCTATATATAATGCTCCACTATAAGAATTTACATAAACACTTTGGCTTGTTGATAAAGTGCCACTTACAAATAAACTACCACTTATATCAACACTACCAGTAAATTCAGAACCACTTTGAGCAGATGTTACAACAAATCCAAAATTAGGTGCTACAGATGCAGTTACACTACCACTAGCTATTAATGGAGAAAGTAAAGCATCAGGAGCAAGTGCAGAACGTGGAATATTAAATAATTTATCACCACTACCACTAAATGAACCACTATAAATTGCAATTACAGCTCCACTAACAAATAATGAACCTGTGAACTGAGAACCACTTGCTAAAGATTCTACTTTTAATCCAAAATTAGGAGATACCGATGCAGTTACACTACCACTAGCAATTTTACTTGCTATTAAAGAATCAATATTAAGAGCGGATAGTGGAATATTTCTTAGATATGTACCTTCACCATAATATGATGAACCAGAATCTAATACAATTGAACCACTATAAGGTGAAACAAATAAACTACCTGTAATTGATACACTCCCCGTAAATTGAGAACCACTATCTACAGACTCTACTTTGAATCCAAATTCAGGAGTTACAGATGCAGTTATACTTCCACTTGAAATTCTAGTTGCTTCAGGTAAATTAAATATATTTCTACCATCACCAAAGAAAGAACCAGTAAATGAACCACTAAATGAAGAACCAGTTACATTATTACCAATAAATTCAGATTGCACTCTTACTGAACCTGTAAATTGTTGTATATCAGAATCATCATTACCAAAAATGTTTGAACCAGATGAATAGATAATTGATGATGAAATTATATTAACAACTAATTGGTCAGCATATATTGATTTTGATACATATAAATTACCCCCAACACTTACATTTGTATTAATATTAAGTGATGTTGGTGAAAATGAAGCTGTAAATGATGAAGATGCTAATCTTTCTGCTGTATTCGATAATGGTAAATTTGTCAATCCACTACCATCACCACTAAATGAACCAGAAAAAGAACCAGTAAATGAACCTGTAAAACTACCACTTAATGATGTGGCGCTACCAGTAAATGAACCTGTAAATTGTCCAGTTACTCTATCTAAATCTAAACTGCGAACAAATCCTCTATTACCTTGGTCATCGGAAACCACAATAGCGGGAGAACCAGAAAGTGAGGCTGAAAAGTTTGGAACACCCAAATTTGGTTCAACCTGAGACAAATCAATAAACTGATACCTGTCCGGTGTTACATTTTTTGGGGATACTACCCTTACCCTACCTGTTAAAAGATTACTAATTGCCATTCCGTGTTTCCAGCTTTTTTATAAATATCTAAAAAATCACCTATAAATATTAATAGATGAAGTATATCGTTATTCATTAGCAGATTCTAGTAATGAAAGAATTACTGATAAATCTGTTGAGCCGGAGACTATAAAACCATAACCTTCTTCCAATACCAATTTTCCAGAAACAACAGGAGAAAGTGAATCTGCGGATGGTATTGTAACATTAGATACTAATTGAATTGGGTCTTGTGCAACTAAGTTAGGTTCTTCAATGGTATTAGTAATAACTTTAATTAATTTATCTATTAAATAAGCGGAACTACTAAATTCTAAATTAGTTGGAATAAATGTTGTAAATGATTGAGTTACTGCTGATTGATATAATCTACTTACAAATTGAGAACCAGTTACTGATTCATTTTTGATTATTTGTTGAGATAATGTATTTAAATAATCTATTGAATCTAAAGATGCTGAATATTCATCCGTAAATACTTCTTTTAAAGTATTAATACCATTTTTTGAAAAGAATGATTTTGCAACTTTATTTGTTCTTATTATTTTTTCGTTTTTAATATCATACGATAATGCATCAGTTATATCTAAAGCGTAATTTTCAAATCTTGATGCTGTAAAAGAAAATGGTGTTTCTGATTGATTGTTTTGAAACGATGCATATGCTGAGACTTCTTTTCTAATAAAGTTTCTATTTAATGCAAATAATGCAGATGCTGAATCCAAACTTCCAGAAAAATTATCTAAAGTTACGTTTCCACCAACTGAAGCACTTAAAAAACTACTACCGCTATACAAACCTTCAAATGAAGGAATTGGTAATTCTCTATTTGATGTTACTAAAATTGTTACCGGTTGTGTCTGAAGTCCATTATTTGTGATTTGTGCAGAAAGTACAATAGATGATACACCATTTGGCGTAGCATAAATTTCATCTTGTTCACCAGTCAGATTTGTTACTACTGACTGAAATCGGTTTAATGGTATAAATACTTGTCCCATTTTCTTTTATTTTCTTTTTTATATTTGAAGTGCCAATGAGAACGGAGTTACTAATGAGAATAGAGATTTACTAAATGTTCTACCCACAAGAGTACCAGTAGCTTGGTTAATACTCAATCCAGTACCAATTCTAAAGTCACCATCTTGGTTACCAGACGTAAAGAATATTCTACCACCACCCAATTCCGTAATCTCATAAATTGGGTTTGCTACACCACTACCACCCTGATTTGGAGGAAGTGCTTTAAATGTCACACCTGCTCCATTATAAGAGTAGTCAATACCAGTTGCTACAATTAAAGAACCAAATTCTTCTAATGGTGCACCTGCTGTTATAAACTCTGCTCTAGTTCTCAAATATCTATTGGTTTCTAGAGTTTCTAGTCTTTGTTTAAATATTACTTCATCCGCATTTCCGAATTGACCGTTATAGTAAGATGATGCTGCTGCAATTGCTCTCTCATTACCACCATATAGTAAATCGGTTGCACATGCATCAACAATCAATCCAGTATCACGAGAACAACTAGCCTCATTATAGACTAAATATGGGAATGCTCCATTTGTGTATCCGATTGCTCTTTGTTTTAATTCTTCTTTTCCAGACAATAATCTAACTGCGGCTTGTCTTCTTTTTGTAGATGGTGCTAAGTATGTTAATTGAGTATTTGTTACTAATTTTTCAGATATTCCTCTAGCAAAATTAATACCATCAACAGTTTGTTTCTTTTGTCCAATTGTACCATTATCGGTATATGATTCGTAAATAGCAACTGAAGGTATTCTATAATAATAAGACCCAGCTTCAATACTTCTTTCGTTACCACCATAAACTAAGTCAGTTCTGATAGCATCTATAATAAATCCTAAATCACGCGAACAACTTGTTTCGTTGTATTGAAGTGTACTCCAAGAAGAACTTAGGAATGTAATAGTTTCTTTTTGTATAAGCGTTTTATTAAATTTCAATAAATCAACTGTTGATACTAATGATGCCGATGGTTGTTCAAATTTAGGATTTAGAACAACTTTTGAAGATAATCTACCTGCCCATCTTACACCTGTAATAGTTGGGTCTAATTGATTTGCTTCAGATGGTACACCAGCTTTAGTTGCTTTAGATGGAAATGCAAAATAGTATGAACCAGCAGTTACACTTCTTTCAGTACCACCATATAGTAAATCAGTTGCTGCTGCATCTATTAGATAACCAACATCACGAGAACAAGAAGCTTGATTGTAATAAACTCCACTCCAAGAAGAAGATACATAAGCTATTGTTTCTGCTGCTATAAATGGTTTATTTTTTCTTAACAAATCAAACGATGCGGAAACTTGCTGAGATGCTGTTACAAATAATATGTTTTGTATTACTTTTTGAGCTACTCTACTTGCGTAGTTGATACCTTCTACAGTTTGTTTTAATTGTCCATCACCATCACCATCTCCTAATAAAGTTGCCTTAGATGGATATTTGTAATAAAACTCAGCACTCATATATGTTCTTTCAGTACCACCATATAGTAAATCAGTTACTACACCATCAATTATATATCCAACATCTCTACGACATTTTTCCTGATTATAATTAAATGTACTCCAACTAGCAGTTAAGTACTGAAGTGTTTCTTCTTGTATAAATTGTCTATTATTTCTTAACAATTCTACCGAAGCCGATACCGATTGAGATGCCGTTGTAAATGTTGTATTTTTAATAATATTAACAGCTACATCTTTTGCAAAATTAATTGCGTTTACAGTTTGTTCTTTTTGAGAACCTGTTGCTAAAGAAGAATAAATATAATAATATGTTCCAGCTTTTGCACTTCTTTCGTTACCACCATAAAGAATATCAGTTGCTACCGCATCTATAATATATCCAACATCACGTTTACATCTATCTAAACTATATGTAAATTCATTCCAAGAAGAAGTAATATAAGAAAGAACTTCAGCTTGTATAAATGGTTTGTTTTGCTTCATTAATGCATGTGATGCTGAAGCGTGTGCTGAGGCTGTAACAAATAGTGTATTAACAATTACTTTTTGTGCTAATTGCCCAGCATAACGGATACCATCTAATGTTTCATCTAATTGTGAACCAGTTGCCGATGATGGATATAAGAAATAGTATTTACCTGCTGTAATTGTTCTTTCGTTACCACCATAATATATATCCGTTGCTACCGCATCTAAGATATATCCAACATCTCTCTTACACTTAGATTCATCATAAACAAATGAAGAAGTTGTATTTGAACCAGTTACCCAAGAAGAACTAATATATGCAATAGTTTCGTTTTGTATAAATGGTTTGTTTTGATTTAATAATGTCCAAGCATTTGTTCTCTCCAATGATGCAGTTTGATACTGAACATTTTGTAGAACTTTTTGCGCCATTTTACTTGCGAAGAATATTCCATCTAAAGTAAAGTTCAATTGAGATGTTGTGGCTTGTGATGCTGATTCAAAGTAGAACTTACCATTTACAATAGATGCAGAATCCACACCAAATAACATATCTTCGGCTGCTCCACTAATAATTAAACCAACATCTCTCTTACACTTAGATTCATCATAAGAAGCTGTACTCCAAGAAGAACTAATGTATGCAATAGTTTCATTTTGAATAAATCCTATGTTTTCTTTTAACAAATTGTAAGCGTACCATACATTTGATGCAGTTGATGGTGATGAATAATTTACAGGAGAACCTGCTACACCAATACCATTTGCAATTATATTTGTTACAATTGAAATAGATGATGAAATTAATGATGCTTCATAATCAGTACCAAATGATGAACTTAAATATTGAGATGTATTAGTAAATTTAATACTTTCTGATGTATTTGCTACTAATGTAGGTATTACTCCCAATCCATTTTCAACAATATTTGTTACAACCGCAAATGAAGAACTTACTCTATTAACTTCATAAGCAGATGAAGCATTTGATGAAGTATATTGAGTTGTTGCTGTTACTTTAATGTTATTTGATGTGTTTAATATTGGTTGTGGTTCTGCAATAGAAATACTATTAACAACCGATTGTGCAAATCTTCTAGCATAATCAACCGCTTGTACAGTTTCAGATTTTTGAGCTGATGTTATTGCTAAAGAAGGATATAAGTAATAAAACTCTCCAGCTTTTGCACTTTTTTCGTTTCCACCATATAATAAATCGGTTGCTACTGCATCTATAATATACCCAGTATCACGTCTACACTTACTTTCAATGTAATCTAAATCTTGCCACTTAGCGTTTACAAAACCAATAGTTTCTTCTTGTAGGAATACTTTATTTGATTTTAATAAATTGTAAGCGTATTGAGTTGCTGCATCAGGTGCTGTTAATAAAGAACCCGATATAACTCTCATTGCCAATCCTTTTGCGTATCTTACACCAGTCAATGTTGGTTCTAATTGAGAATCTGTAGCTTGTGATGGATAATCATAATAATATCTACCAGCTACAATACTTCTCTCATTTCCACCATATAAAAGGTCAGTTGCTACTGCATCTATAATATAACCAATATCACGAGAACAACTTGCTTCATTGTATAAGAAATCTTGCCAAGAAGAACTTACATATGCAATTGATTCCGATTGTATAAATCCTTTATTTGCTAATAATGAAGTATAAGATGCCGAAGTAGCTTGTGAATACCAAGCAGATTCGGATATGTGGTACATTAATGTACTCTTAATTGCTTTCTGAGCCACACCACTAGCAAATTTCAACGCAGTTATTGTTTGGTCTAATTGAGTTGTTGTTGCTTGTGATGGATAATCATAGTAGAACTTACCATTTGTTAATGATGCGGAATTTCCACCATACAATAAATCAAATGCAGCTCCACTAACAATTAAACCAACATCACGTCTACACTTAGCTTCATCATAATAGAATGAAGACCAAGAAGAACTCATATATGCTATTGTTTCATTAACTATTAAATCAGTATTGTTAATTAACAAGTTATACGATGATGTTATTTTTGTATTTGTATTTGAAGTAGCTTGAGGTCCTACATATGATATAGAACTTGTACCACTATTCAATAATACATCTATTACAACACCAAATGATGATGAAACTAATTTTGATTGTAAATCTCTATTAACACCATCAACTAATCTTATTTGATTTGTATTTGTTACTTTAAAACTTGCTGATGTATTTAATATTGGCGTTGGTATTACACTTACACCATTTTCAACAATGTTTAATACGTTTCCAAACAAATTAGAAATTCTACCCTTTTGATATTCAGAACCACTTACCAATGGTAGTATTTGTGTAACCGAAGTTGTTTTAATAGATGCCGATGTATTTGTTACAATTGCAGGTATTGAACCCGTTCCACCATTTATTATGTTGATAACAGTTGCAAATGATGAACTTAAAGAACTTGTTTGAGAATTATAACTACCACTTCCTAATATTTGATTGTAAGATGATATATGAAGAAGTGTTGGAGTTGATAATTCAAACCCATAGTTAAAGTTATTAGCCAATGCATCAGGTAAAGAAGCACTTCCATTGTATATAATATCTTTTATTAATTCAAATGAAGCAGTTGTTATACCAACCTCAACTGAACTAGCTGATACTGATGATGATACAATTGGTTCGTGTGTTACTTTTATTGCATTTACACCATTTCCAACAAATGTAGGTAATGTGGCTAAACCATTTTCAATTACTTTGGTAACAATTGATACCGATGAACTAACAAAATTAATTTCAGAAATTCCAGCATTTATTGAAGAAGTATATTGATTAATAGTACCAATTTTAATATTACCATCAATATTACTTTTTACAGTAGGTGCAGATAATTTAATATTTTGAACTATCTTTTTAGATAATGCTTTTGCATAATCAACACCAGCTACAGTTTCTTTAACTTGTTCTGTTTTTGTTGCTTTTGAAGGATAACGATAATAGTAATCGCCAGCAATAATACTTCTTTGATTACCACCATACCATAAATCAGTTGCTACATTATTAACAATATATCCAACATCCCTTCTACATTTTTCTCTATTATAAACTAAGTATGGATAGAATGCATCTATAAATTGAATAGTTTCATTTTGTATAAATTCTCTATTATATACCATCAATGAATACGCAGATTGTACATACTCCGTTGGTTTAATTAATATTTGATTAGAAATTACTTTTTGAGAAATACCTGCCGCAAAACCAACACCATCTAAAGTAGGTCCTTTTTGTTCTGTAGATGTTGGTGAAACTGAACCTGTATATACTGCTGCTGATGGGTATAAGTAATAGTATTGTCCTGCTTTAGAACTTCTCTCATTTCCGCCATATACTAAATCTGTTGCTACATTATCAATTATGTATGCAACATCTCTACTACAACTAGCTTCATTAAATTGGAAATTATTTATTCCAACCCAAGAAGAACTAAGGAATGCAATAGTTTCTTTTTGTATGAATTTTTTATTTTTATTTAATAATTCATGTGTAGCAATTTCACTAATTGTTGGTTTTTGAAGTAATTCGTTATTTGCTATTTTTACAGAAATACCTTTAGCAAATTTAATACCATCTAATGTTTGGTCTTTTTGACCTGATTCATTACCATCACCCTCAACAGTTGCTAAAGATGGATATAAATAATAATACTCGCCAGCTCTTGCAGATGCTTCATTTCCGCCATAAAGTATATCAGTTGCTACTGCATCTAAAATATATCCAATATCACGTCTACATTTAGATTCTGAATATTCAAAGAAACTCCATGCTGAATTTAAGAATCCAATAGTTTCGGTTTGAATTAATTCTTTGTTATTTCTTAATAATTCAAATGCAGTTTGCTTAGACAATGAACTTGATGCAAATACTTTATTATTTAAAACTTCTTGTACAATATTTTTTGCATACGTTATACCACTAAGTGTAGGACCCAATTGAGTAGATGTTGCTGTTGATGGTTCTATGTAATAATACTTACCAGCTTCAATACTTCTTTCGTTGCCACCATATACAATATCAGTTGCTACCGCATCTAAAATATATCCAACATCTCTCTTACAAGTTTCTTCATTATAATAGAATCCATTCCAACTAGCGGATACATATGCAATAACTTCATTTGCAATAAAGTTTTTATTTTGAGCAATTAATTCTTTAGTTTGTAGTTTATTTTGTGAAACTTTTATAAATTGTTGATTTCTTAATAATCTATCTGCTAAATTTTTTGCATATTTTATACCAGTAACAGTTTCTTTTAATTGCGAACCCGTAGCTGCTGATGGGTACAAATAATAGTAAATTCCAGATTTTATACTTCTTTCATTACCACCCCATTTAATATCAGTTGCTACTGAATCTAAAATATATCCAACATCTCTCTTACAAGTATTTTGGTTGTATTGCTTTGTACTCCAAGAAGAACTAATATACTCAATTACTTCATTTTGTATAAATTCTTTATTATATTTTAATAAATCATAAGCAACATTAGATTGGGATGTTGGTAAATTAAACACAACATTTCTAATTACTTTTTGTGCTAATTGAGATGCGTAGAAAATACCATCTAAAGTTTGATTTAATTGTGCTCCTTGCGCCTGTGATGGATATTCATAATAGAATTTACCATTAACAACTGATGCTGAATTACTATTGAACACCAAATCTTCAGCTGCTCCACTTATTATTAATCCAACATCTCTACGACATTTTGCTTCATCATATGAAGCAGTTGACCAAGAAGATGATAAGTAAGCGATAGTTTCATCTTGTATAAATGAAATGTTATTTTTTAATATACCATAAGCTATCCATCTATTGTCATTACTTACAGCAGTTGCGTAAGATGATGTTGGTAATGATAATGTACTTAAAGTTGAATTTGTACCATTTGCAATTACATTTGTTACAATAGAAATTGATGCTGATATTAGATTACTTTCAGTTGTTGTTGCAGATGAACCAGAAATATATTGAGGTGTACCAGTTACTTTAATATTTTGATTTGTATTTAAAACCAATGTTGGTAAAGAACCAGTTCCATTTTCTAATATGTTAATTATTTTATCAAAACTTGCACTTACTGAATTTAATGGATTACCAAAGTAAGATGATGAAAGTATTGCCGATGATGAATACTGATTTGAATTTGTAATCTTTACAACATTTGTTGTATTTTTAATTAATGTTGGTAAAGACCCAGTTCCATTTTCTACTATATCTAAAATAATATCAAACGAAGAATTAGCTACATTTTTATAAGTTTCAGAAATAGATGCAGTTGATACAAATTGTGTTTGGTTAGAACGTTTAACTAAACCTTTTGCATTATTTACTATTGTAGGTATAGAGCCTGTACCATTTGATATTATATCAATTACAATATCAAAACCAGTGTTTACTTTTAAATAATCAGTAGGTTGTACAAATATTGATGCGGTATATTGTGTATATACATAAGTATTTTTTACAACACTATCTGCTAGGATTCTTGCATAATCAATACCTTCTAAAGTTTGTTCTAATTGTGAACCTGTTGCTTGTGATGGGTATAAATAATAGAATTTACCCGCTTCTACACTTCTTTGATTTCCACCATATAAAATATCAGTTGCTATTGCGTCAATTATATATCCAACATCTCTCTTACAAGTTTCTTCATTGTAAGATTGTAAACTTAAATCAGAATTTATTTTAGCAATAGTTTGATTTTGTATCCAATATTTGTTATCTAATAATAAATTGTAAGCAGTTTGATTAGATAATGATGCTGTTTGGAATATTGTATTTTGTACAATTTTTTGTACCAATCCACTAGCATATCTAATACCATCAAGTGTTTGATTTAATTGTGCTCCTTGCGCTTGTGATGGGTACTCTAAATAAAATTTACCATTTACAACAGAAGATGAGAATGAATTAAATAATAGGTCTTCAGCTGCTCCGCTTATAATTAAACCAACATCTCTACGGCATTTAGCTTCGTTATAAGATGCTGTTGACCAAGATGAACTTAAATAAGATATTGTTTCATCTTGTATAAATCCTATATTTTGTTTTAATAAATTATATGCATAAAACGAATTTGATGCAGATGTAGCCGATGTATAAGATGATGTTGATAAATTTAATGTACTTAGTAAAGATGCCGTATTTGTGCTTGCTAAAATACCCATCACCAATCCAAATGAAGATGAAATTATATTAGCCTCATTCTGAGTACCAGCAAATGATGAAGTTATATATTGTGATGTTAATGTAGTTTTAACGTTATCATTTGTATTTAATACAATATTTGGTAAAGAGCCAGTACCATTTTCTACAATATCCAAAACAATAGCAAATGATGAACTTACTTTTTCAATTTGTTGTACATCAACAGAATTAGATGATGTAATTTGAGAACCAGCTATTCTAGCAACACCTTTTGCCGAAGATGATACTAATGTAGGTATTGCAGATAATCCTTTATCTATAATATTAATTACATTACCAAATGATGAAGATACTATAAGTTTATCCGATGTATTAGCCGAATTTGATATTTTAAATTGAAGTTCATTTGTTTTCTTTATACCATTTTCAGTATTAGTTACTAATGTTGGTGCTACTGAACTTCCGCTTTCTATAATTTTAGCTACTATGTCAAATCCATCTTCAACCGATTTACCACCAATAGCAATAAGTTTGGATAAATCTTTTGCAAAATTTACACCATCTAAAGTTTCGGTATTTTGGTCAGTAGTTGCTAAACTTGGATATTTGTAATAAAATCTTCCTGATGTTATGCTTCTTTCGTTGCCACCATATACTAAATCAGTTAGTACACCATCTATAATAAATCCAACATCTCTAAAACATTTTGATTGTATATAATTTAAAGATGGATATGTATCGTTTATATAATCTAATGTATTTTGTTGAATAAGAGTTCTATTATCTTTTACCAACTTTCTTGCTGCTAACACAGAATCAGATGGTTTAGATAAAACATTACCCAAAATTATTTGTTGAGAAAGTGCATTTGCATATTCTATACCAGTTGTAGTTGGGTCTAATTGTTGTGTTGTTGAAGGCTCTCCACCTATTGTTGCCGCTGATGGATACAAATAGTAAAACTCTCCAGCTATTGTAGTTCTCTCATTACCACCATATACCAAATCGGTTCTAACAGCATCTATAATATAACCAACATCTCTTTTACATTTTACTTCATCATATTGAACACCGCTCCAAGAAGAAGATACATATTCAACAACTTCAGCAGCTATTAATGCTTTATTTTTTCTAAGTAAGTTACTAGCTTCTAATTTATCAGAATTAGCCGATTGGAATATTGAACCGCTTACTATTTTTTGTGCTAATCTGCTAGCGTATTTTAAACCATCTGTTGTTTGAAGTAATTGTGAACCTGTTGCTTCGGATGGATATAAGAAATAATATAATCCTGCTAATCTACTTCTTTCATTACCACCATAAACTAAATCAGTTCTTACCGCATCAATTACATATCCAACATCTCTCTTACAAGTAGATTCATTATATTCAAAACTACCCCAAGAAGAACTTAGATATGCTATTGTTTCATTTTGAATAAATTCTTTGTTATTTACAAGTAATGCATTTGATGCGGATACTGCTGTTGATGGTAAACTAAATGAAATATTTTGAATTAACTTTTGTGCTAATCTACTAGCATAGTTTATACCATCTAAGGTTTGATTTAATTGTGCGTATTGAGCTTGTGATGGATATTCATAATAGAATTGTCCATTTACAATTGATGCTGAATTTGCGTTCCAAATTAAATCTTCAGCAGCTCCACTTATAATCAACCCCACATCACGTCTGCATTTAGCTTCATTATAAGATGCCGTTGACCAAGAAGAACTTAGGTAAGCAATAGTTTCATCTTGTATAAATGAAATGTTATTTTTTAATATTTCGTATGCAGCTTTAGTATTATATGTGTTTATAGAAGATGTGTATAATTGTTTAGCAAATAAATCTACATTTCCAGTTTCAATAATTTGAGTAACTTTTGAAATAGATGAAGATATAAATGTAATATCACTACCACTAGCTGCATGTGATGCTGAGATATATTGATTTGCATTTGTTACTTTTATATTTGCTGCGGTATTTTGTACTAAAGTTGGTAATACGGATGTTCCATTTGTAATTACATTTATTACCAAACCAAAAGATGAACTTATACTTGCTGTTTGTGTATTTGTACCAACATTTGAACTTAACCATTGTGGAGTTGATGTTACTTTAATACTTTCAGAAGTATTTGGTATTAATAAACTTGATGTTTGTGATAATCCACCACTTACAATTCTAACAACATATCCAAATGATGATGAAATACTTGATGTTAAATCAGCCGATACAGCTGCACCAAATATTTGTTCAATATTTGTAATCTTTTTAAGTCCACTTATAGATGATGTAAATACAGGCTCCGCTCCTATTCCATTATCAATTATATTTGAAACAATATTAAAGTTTCTATCAATTGTATTAATTTCATTAGGTGTAACATATGATGATGTTATCTGAGAACCAGTTGTTACATTTAGAGGATTACCAGAATTCCAATTTAAGCCTGTATTAAGTGCTAAAATAGATGGTATAGCAGATATACCTCTTTTTACAATACCTTCAATAATAGCAAAAGAACTACTTATTGAATTTTGTTGAGTTGTAGTACCACTAAAAGAAGATGTAATATTTTCAAATGATGAAACTTTAATATTTTTTTCATCATTATTTACAATTCTTGGTGTTTCTAATATTATATTTTGAACTATAAAATCACCAATAATTTTTGCATATCTGATACCCGCTATTGTTTCTCTTTTTTGTATAGAAGTTGCAACAGATGGATAATCATAATAGTATCTACCCGCAATTACACTTCTTTCATTACCACCATATAATAAATCAGTAGATACTGCATCTAAAATGTATCCAACATCACGTCTACACTTATCTTGATTATATTTTAATTGTGGAAATGCAACATTTACATATTGAATCGTTTCATTCTGAATTATTGATTTATTTTGTCTCAATAAATTATACGCAGATTGAGTAGATGCGGATGGTTCATTAAATGTTTTATTTTTTACTAAATTTACAGATACACCTGCGGCGTATCTCATACCATCTAATGTTTGCCCTAATTGTCCTTCGGAATCACCATCTCCTTCAACGATTGCTAATGATGGATATAGATAATAGAATCTACCAGCTTCTCTAGCTCTTTCATTACCACCATATTTTAAGTCAGTAATAACAGCATCTACGATATATCCAACATCTCTTTTACATTTAGTTTCATTATACAAAAAGTTACTCCAAGACGAAGATAAAAATGCTATTGTTTCATTTTGTATAAATGGTTTGTTAATTTTTAAATTTTCAGCAACATTATATTTTTCTTGCAAATAAGGGTTATCATCAATTTTAGTAAATGTTATATTTTTAACTAAATTTTCTGCTAAACCAGCCGCATATTTTACTGCTGTCTTTGTTGGTTCTTTTTGTGTTGTTGTTGCTTCGGATGGATATTCATAATAAAATCTACCAGCTGTAATACTATTATTGTTTCCACCATATAATAAATCCTGACAAACTGCATTTATTAAATGCCCAACATCTCTACGACAAGTTATCTCATCATAATATATGTTTGACCAAGACGAACTAACATAATTTATTACTTCTTCTTGTATAAATGATTTACTACCAGTTAATATTTCATAAGCGTTTAGTATATCAACATTTTGAGTTGGTTCTAAACTTCCAGATATTGTTTTAGGAAACGTTACCGTATTTTTTATTAAATCAAAAGGTGTTTCCGAATTGTTTATTATATTAAACTTACCACTTAAAGTATTATTTATTTGTGATGTATAATATAATGTATTTGGTGCATCATATGGTACTGCAAATGTTATATTACCAACACTATCACCATTGTTAATCACACCTTTGTTATAATCAAATCTATTATCAATAGTTTCAATTAGTTGAGTTCTTATAAAGAATGGATAATCTATACCACCAATAGCTTCAGAAGCACTTACATAAAATTTGTAAGTTTCACCTCTGTATAATGTTATTGTAGGATTTGCACCCACACCATCCCATTGATATGATGAACTATTATTGTTTGTAATAGTATAACTTCTTCTATGGTCATTTGGAATTGGTAAAATATTACTTCCAGTTCCATTTGATAAAATATTATAAATTATACTAAATGAAGAACTTACTTTATTAAGTACTAATAACGATGATGAAATTCCTGTTTTAAATGGAACTTCACTACCAACGTATATACTAGCACTATTAGATGCTGTAAGTGCTGGAATAGCCGATACTCCATTTTTTATAATATTAATTATGGTTTCAAATGATTGAGAAACAGAAGATGATAAATAAGATGGTGCACCCAAATCATCAACTACTTCATTTGTAATTTTTACACCCAAATCAGCTGATGCTGTAAATTTAAAAGAGCCCGTACCATTAGCGAATATACTTAACAATACACCATAAGATGAACTGATTGAATTTAAATCTTCAATAGAAGCAGATAATGATGATGTTAATTGAGAAGCTCCTAAAATATTATATGGAGAATCCGCACCATATCCTTTATTAGAACTTTTTGCTAATAATGTAGGAAAATCAGAAGTACCGTTTTCAACAATAGCAGAAATAAGTTTGTAATCAGCTGAAATTTCTTCAGCAGCTGTTGATGATAATGTTACATTTGATGAAGTAGTATATTGTGGAAACTGCGAAGGTGATGATAAACGAATACCTTCGGCAGTATTTAAAGTTGTTACTTCAGGTAATGCATCTAGTCCTCTATTTAATACATCTACAACAACACTCCAGCTAGCTCTAACCGCATCTCTTGCAGATGTATTACCACCACTACCAGAAATAAAACGAGAACCAGAAGCATACATACCATACAAACCAAATGAAATGTTTGAGTTGTTTAGTGTAGCATGCCCACCATTGTTTACTCTAATAGCATAATATGAGAAGTTATTAAAGAAAGATACCAGCTGAATAAAACCTCTACCATTTACCAAACACCCCACACCATTTGGAGAAATTTGCGTATAGGCATCCAATACCATTGAAGCAAGTGGAGAATCTGGATTAATTACATCACCATTAACATAAAGACCTCCACCACCCGGCGGAATTTCTTCATAAAGTTCGGTAAATGAATTCTCTTGGTTAGAAATTTGCGAGCAGTTTTGAACGTATGGTGAAGTTGTAATAAATGCACCAGGTTGAAAAGCTACCGCAAATCCTTTTTCGGGATTTATTTGGTCTGGAAATAATCTCAAGCCACCCATAGTAACCTCCGCAATATAACAACCAGAGTTTACATAAAATAGGTCTTCTGTGGGATTCTTAGCGTTAATTTTGGTAATACGCAAACCAGCACCCCAAATGGTTGTATTCTTAGGAAGAATCACAGGATTATCCTCTAAATACGTTCCTGCTTGTACCTTAATAACATATCCATTAGATATTGAACCAGTATCAAAACCATATCTACCATCATACCCCGGAGATGCTAATGCTGCTGCCCTCTTAATTGTACGAAGTGGGTATTGAATTGTTCTACCATCGTTTGTATCATCACCATCAGTTGAAGATACATAAAGTGTAGGTTGGTTAGCACCAAAATCTTTGGCAAGAATACCAGCATATCTTTGAGTATCTTCTGCTAAAATTGTATTAGAAGATGTAATTGATAAAACAGTCTCAGGTGCACCTACTCTTAAATTTCCATCAATTGTTAGCGAACCGCTTAAAAATACAGAAGCTGTAATTTCACTTTTTGAACCAGTATCATTTCCTAAAAAGAAACTTTTAGAAACAAAAAGAGAACCTGAAATAACAGCATCATTTCCAAGAAATAAATTTTCCTGAACAGTAAGCGAACCAGTTATATTCTGTTGTTCTTCAATTTGTTTACGAGGTATCAATCTTGCCATTATACTACTTCTGCTATTTTACCTTTGATTTCAAAATCTGATACCTTAACTTCATTTGGAAGTCTTGTAATATCAGCTATAAAAGTAACAATTATATTATTTTCAACTACTTCAACAGAATATCTATCTTGTGGTTGTTTTACTCCAAATAAATATATATCAATGTAATCTTTAACATTATCTATCTCTAATAAATCTACAATAAATCTCTTATTAATCAATGTTAATGTAAAATATATTTCTTCATTTACTGAAATAGTATCAGGTTTATATGAATATATAAAAGTATCGGTATTGACTTTAATTACAAAATCTTTAAACCCAAGTCTATCTCTCAACTTTTGCGTAGTATCAATGTTTATATTTGGAACTTTTCTTCTCATTTAATATTTTCTAAATCTCCATTTATTTTTATTTCATCTGTATCATCCAATTTATATGGATTTCCAAAACGGTCAAAAGGTGGAAAATTAATTTTTTTAAAATTTATATAAAAATCATTTTCTATTTGCTCTTGAACGTAATCATTTTCAGATATAAATAATCCATTTATAAAAACATCAAATCTTGCGGAAGGTTTTCTATATTCTTCTAATTCCGAAAAAAGTGTTTTTATTCTAACGTTTTCTGCTTTAAAAATCCAATAATTGGGATTGTTTAAATCGTGAGAAAATAATTCAAACTCATTTGGTTCGTTTATTTCCTTCATAATATTTTTTAACTGTCTAATATTCATATTATAATTCTTGGAATTTTCCAGTTATACCAACCTCATCGTTTGCTTCTATTGCAAATCCCAATCCGCTAAAAGTAAAAAGTATTTCGTTTGTAGCACCATTATATGAATATGTGTATAAAGATGGTGAAATAAAATCTCCATTTATATAAATTCTAAACCAATTAGCTGTATCAAAAACTCCAATTAATTCCGAAGGTAGTATTGGTTTTTTTACATTTATTAATTTCACTGTTGTTGAATTAACAAATATTGCCATTTGTGAACCTCTAACAGCAATAAAATCAATAACCTGTGCATATTCATTATAAAGAGATGGATTTACAAAAAGATTGCCTGTTAAATCGGTTTCCACACCAAAAACAATTCTTTTTGGAGTTCTTGTTTTTTTAATTACCGGCTTTTCATTATAAGTTTCTGGAAGTAGATATGCATTAGCTACCATAGTAAAAGTTGTTCTAATTATTCTTTCACTACCAGAACCAACTTCTTGCTGATTATCAAATGAATCTATTTTTACTTTGAATTTGTAGCCATCCTCTTTACCCCAATATCTATCAGTTGCAAATTGAAATGCTTCAACTATTTTATTCATATGTTCAGTATATGAAGTCCAAATCATTACTTCATAAGTTACAGTTACATAATCGGGTACATTTACACTATACAAATCATAAGATGGTGATGCGTTGTTTTGCAAACTAAATCTTTCATATCTATTTTTTGGAGAATATTTTTTAAAAGTTGTTATTTTATTTACTTCTTTAAAATTTGCCATTAAATCGTTTCTCTCAATAGAATTTCTTTTAAACATTATTAAAGGTATTTGTATTCTACCTCTAGAATCTCTTAAATACCCATCTTTTCTAGCACTATTCCACCTTTCCGCATTACCATATAATAGTGGTACTTTTATTTTAGTACTATTTTCTTCAACTTCAGGTATTATTACAGATGTCATATATTCTGCAATAGTAGTATCTATATCAATAAGTTTTACACCTTTGATATATTCTTTTTCTACTGAAATTTGATTGGCTCTATTTGTTTCTTTCTTATCCATTATATTACTCTCATTTCAGTTTGAATATTACTTCTTCTAGTCATAAAGGTAGAACATATAACAGAGAATCTTTCATCTTCACCAACTCTACCACCAACTAAAAAATCTTCAGTTACATTATCAATTTCAAAATACCCATCGTTATGAAAAATAATATCACCAACTTCTGGATAAAAATCTTTTTCTTTTAACGTAAATCTATTAAATCTAAATTGTACGTTTTGATTTGCATCAGAACCAAATCCTTCATAATTTGCTGTTGTTTCATCTCTTTGAATTATTGCTGTACATTCAACTCCTTGATAATATGTTTTACTAAGAGACTCTCCATAAAGATTTGTTTTTGAATCTTCAATGACAAGTTTATATAGAACTACTGCAGTTTCTATAACAGCATCTACTAATTCCTTAGATATTCCTTCAAAGAATTTTATATCTCTTGCTAATGCAAATCTTGCCATAATATTAACCTATATAAATTGGAAGTGGAACTTTTCGTAACATTTCTTGATGAGCATTTGTTTCTGTGTTTCTATTCTCAAATTGTTTAGTTCTACTTAGTTCTTCCAAAGTTTCTCTTAATTGTGTCATCAAAGCTTCCTTTTCAGTTTGTGCTTCACTTCGTAATGCCGCACCATCTAAACTGATTTCTGAGCCCGGAATTGGGATATTAGAATATTTTTCTCTAACTGCTCCCAATAATTCTTTAACTAATGCTAAAGTATATTTTCTAATCCACTGTTTACCAACATCATTAATTCCACCATATTCCATAAAATCATAAGGAATATCTGAATAATCAGAAATTACATTTGGTGTTATATTTGTAGAATTTTCTGTAAATTCATCTTTTACAAAATAATCAAAATATAATTTTCCGTAAAGATTAATATGTTGTGAAGTTGGTTTTGGAAATACTCGGATTTTGCCATTTACAATATTAAAAGTAAATGCCGATTTTCTGAATTGGTCATTAAATTCAATTGCCTGAATTCTTAACATATCTTCAAATATTGGCATTAACACAAATTGTGCTGCCGGTGAGAATGAACCAAATCCAAATTCATCAATTAAGTTTAAAGTACCTTGTCCACTTACTGAATAAGGGTCAAAAAATCTATTGATTGCAGGAACTGGTTCGTGGAATACTTTTACAATTTCAATACGTTTTCCACTTTCAGAAACTGCTGCCCATAGAGTATCTAAATTATATTCCTGTTGACCAGGTACTAATTCAATGTATCCTTTTTTAATATCAGTATTTCCACCAACACCTGCTAAAGTTCCATATGCATCGGAAATAGAAATAAGTGTTGGGAGATTTGAACCCTGAACTAATTTGTTTGATAAATTAGTATTTTTTAGTTTACCTCTAACTGTATCTAAATTATTTCTAATATTAAATTGGTTTACTTGTGCACCATATTCAGATACGGATTCTTCAAAGCAAGCGTAGAAATTCTCATCAATTAATTCTATATTTTGAATAGGATACCCCAATCTCCTAGCACACCAAAGTGCAACTTTAGGAGCATCTGTTTGAAATTCGTTATCACTATCATATATTCCAAAAGGTGTTTGTCCTGCAGAAAATGATGATGAGCCAGGATATATTAGTGTTTCTAATGCCATTATAAGTAATTATTTTACGTTACCTATAAATATTAATTTATTGGAAAGGGGTAAAAATAAAAAAGGGAGTGATTTCTCACCCCCTTTTTATTATTGAACCATTACGTTAGATTCGGTAAAGATTAGATATTAGCTAAATCTTTAACATAAATCTTACCATAGAATTCAGGACGAACCATCTTCTTAGCGTAACGAGTCATAACTCCTCTACGTGGAGTGAAGTTCTGAGGGTCATACACTAATGGAGTCATAATCAATGGTACATATGGAGCGTAAACAGCACCTGTCTCAAGGAAGTTATTTCCTCTGAAGCCCATTAAGATTTCGTTAGAAGTCATATATGGGTTTTTGTACACAGTGAATCTGTTGCTCATAGAACCTACTGCAGTAACACCAGCTGCAAATTGCATTGCATCTTTATCAGCGTTAACTGTGAATCCAGGAATTGATTCTAAGATAGTACATACATCAGGAGATGCAACTACGAAGTTAGCACCACCACGAAGTGTTAATTGATGAATTTTGTTAGAAACTTTGTTCAACTTAACACCTAAAGTCTGATACCAAGAATTCTTAGTATAGTAAGTGTTTGCACCAGAAGGTACTGAAGAACCCCAAGCTGTTTGGCCTGTTGCTCCGTTGTTCAAATATTCTTCACCAATTGTTGCTGACCAGTAATCAACTGTCAATGCGTTAGCTTTTAACATATCTAAGATTTCAAGATCAATCTCTAAAGAGATATAATCAGATAACATAGAAGTTAATTCAGCTTCTGCATCAATTGAATGGTAAGCGTTTAAGTCTTGCGCTAATTCAGGAGTCCAAACTGCTTTCAACTTACGAGTCTTAGCAACGATAGCCTCTGATTTCAACTCAAGATCAATTTCAGGAATATCCAATGCAGTTGTTGTGTTACCTGCACTGTTTAAAGTTCCATCTTCGAAGTCACCTCTATCTGAAGCAACTGGTTGCTCAGAGTAAGTGATAGTAGCTGTTCCTGGTGCTGAAGATACTCCTTGATAAAGAGATACAGCAGAAGATGCAGATACAAATAATACTACGTTAGTACCAGATACATAGTTGTATTGTGGTAATTGTGAACCAATTTTTGAGTTTTGAGCTGCAAAAGTTCTTACTGATTCAGTATCAGCTACTGAAGAAATATTACTTTTAGCTATAGTCAACTTAATAACTTGGTTAGCTGCAGCAGATGCAGAAAGTGCTGCATCAAATCCTAAATCAGCCCATGTAGCAGATGCTGAAGTAATTAAACCAGTAGAAACTGATACAGATGCATCATTTACTGAATAACCACTTCTACCTTCACCGTAAAGACCGTTTACAGCTGCGTTAGTTCTACCAAAGTTAGCTGTAGAACCAGTTACGTTAGTACCACCAAAAAGTGATTTTGCAGCGAATTTGTCTGGCTCACCACCTTGAAGAGAACCATATTTGAAATCTAAGAAGAATACAAGACCAGAAGGAAGGTTCATTGGTTGAACACTAACGAATTCTTTCGCAGCGATTTCACCAAAGATTCTTCTTACTAATGGTAATGCAACACCAGACCATTCTTCAGAACCTGCTGAAGTACCAGTTTG